CGGTGGGGAAACTTCCCCCTTCGCTTCCATCACCGCTTCGATCATCGATGGAGCTACCTGCTCCCGAAGATTGCACGGGAACGACCTGCCCTTGCGCGTGGTCTGATGCATCCGGATCATCGCCTCCTTGCTCCGCAATGGTAGACTGTCCATCGTGTTGGGCGTCGCCCAACCAGACATTTGTCCCTGCTCCGGCAGGTTGTGCCCCCGCTTGTCCCACTTCTTCACCGACTCCGGCTTTGCCGCCCCCTTGTGATCCGATGTCGTGGGCGTCGCCCACCCCGTGAGTTGCGCTTGCGCTCCCGTGTTCCAACCGTGCTTCCCGTTCAAGTGAGACGGAGCTATGCCCGTGCCCCCCGTCATGGATGTCGGCGTTGCCCAACCCGATAGTTGCGCCGTCACGTCCAACGTGTCCGTACTGATCTTCCCGTTGCGAATCCGACCCCCTTGATAACCACCCTTGTGATCTCGGGTTGTCGGTGTCGGCCACGAACCAGAGACGTTGCCGGATGTGCGGCGCACCGAAGCCCGCAGAGCAAAGATCGAATGCTCCGATGGAGTAGTCCGCTCCTTCCATGTCAGCTTGTACAAGGTCGATCCAACCGAGCCCGTCTTTGCTTGCAACCTGCTCCCCAAAGACTGTTGAAGGTCGGCACTGTTCGATGAGGTGGAACCAGTGAGGCCAGAGGTGCCGCTCGTCAGCAACCCCTTTTCCTTTGCCTGCGTTGCTGAAAGGTTGGCAAGGGCAAGAACCTGTCCAGACCGGACGGTCGTCGTCCCAACCCGCACGTCGGAGCGCGTGACTCCAGACTCCAATCCCTGCAAAGAAGTGGCACTGAGTAAATTCAAAAAGTTCTTCTGGTCTGACATCACTGATGCTCCTAGTATCGACAACACCATCTGCGATGTGTCCTGATTTAATTAAATTGCGTAGCCATTGTGCGGCATACGGATCTATCTCGTTGTAATACGCGCTCATGACGCCTTCCAAATCTCTAACGCGTCAGTGAACGGCATGTCGTTTAAAATGCGACGCGTCTCACCCGCTTGCTTGTTTATTACCCACTCGCCCTTGGTTACAGTTGGGTGGTACTTGCTCTGGTAAATGCCGTCCTTGTATTTAAACTGAAACAACACATGAGATTTCAACAACCTCTTTAACTCACGAGCAGACAACCAATCGTTGACTGCATCACAGCACCAAGCCTCCAATGTCTGAGGTAAACTGTCATGAATCATAACGCCATCTGCACCCTCATAGCTAAAAGGAGAGGCAGGAAGACTGTCAAAATACTCGTTGATTGATTTCATCTTGGCGCGGTAATCACCCTTGAACTTCGGGTGGTCATAGTCTCGGTCACATCCACCGTGTCCGTCGTTGCTTACTATAGCGACAGGCTTACCATCCACATACAAACTGGCTTGATAGCAATGTGTCTCTTCACTTGCCCATGAGGTGTGCTTGATGTTTTTTAATTCTAATTTCATTTTTTTGCTCCTACTAATATAAAACACATGTTGTGTGGTTGTGAGAATAGAACAACTAACATTTGCTGTCAACCCCACCGAGTTTACATATAGAGTGTTGCCAGAGATTTTTACTTTTTTCATCGTTGATAGGGCAGTTTCTTGTAAACAACGTAAACAGGGTGAGAGAGGCAAGTAAAAAGTAAATGATTTCAAGTACCTCGTACCGTGCAACGTGTTTACGGTGTAGAAAACAAGGGCGTAAACAATTTACAAAATAGCGTAAACAATTACGACCTTCGAAGAACTTACTACTATGCCCTTGGCTGTTTTTGCTCAAAGTGTTTACACTTTATCTCTGGGAACTTCCTATATAGGAAACTTGGCAAAGACCCCTACTTGTTGTATGGTTGTGGAATAACTGGAGACGGGCATGGCATCGGTAAAAAAGAAGATCGAAGAGGAACACGGTAGAACCTTGACCAATAGGCAGATGACGTTTGCTAGAAATGTGGTCGAAGGTATCTACTCGAATGCAGAGTGTGCAAGGAAGGCGGGGTACGCCCATGACATCGCACCTAAACAAGCCTCGGTTCTATTGAACGGACGAGATTACCCTCACGTTGTGGAATATATTACTGAGTTACGAGAGGAACGAGAGCGAAGGTATAGCGTCTCAACTATCGGACAGCTTCAACGTCTGCAAGAACTGTCGCAAGGGGCGGAAGAAGCAGGTCAATTTTCTGCGGCGATCAATGCCGAGAAGATCCGCTCTGCTCTTGGTGGATTGACCATCGATAGACGAGAAACAATTAACACCATCGATCAACTTTCAAGGGACGAGATTACGGCACGACTTGCCATGCTCCAGAAGCAGTATCCACAAGCCTTTGTTATCGAAGGAACAGCGAAGGATATAACCCCAGATGAGCAAAGGTCCAGAGTCGAACTTTTGGAACACGATAAGGATGAACTTACCTAAGAACGCCCACGCCACACGCATTGAGAACGTGCATGGTGGTGGTGTTCCTGATGTTCATGTGGTCTGGGATGGCCTACCCTTTTGGATGGAATTAAAGGTAACCAAAGGAAACGCAGTAAAAGTGTCACCTCATCAGGTCGCGTGGCATATGGCCTATTTCGCCCGAGGTGGTCTTAGTTTCTTCTTAGTAAAGAGCCTCTCTACCAAGGATGTATATTCATTTGAGGGGGATCAGGGTTCTAATTTACTACGGGGCGGGGTGTCTGCGGCTCACGGTACGCGGTTCGCGAACCCTGCGGCTTTGTTTCAAAGTCTGCGGCCTCGGCTGCGGTCGCATTACTCTGCGACCCTGCGCCCTGACAACTCTGCGACCCTGCGCCCTGATGGCGACGGGGAGATGTCCCTCGATCCGGAGTAGAGAAGGAGCCTTTTCAGGCTCCCACTCCTTAATGTTCTACTATTGCAATGGATTTTGCAAGGCTTGATCCGCGGCACAGCTTGCACGCGGTGCATTGTGCGCGGCGTCCGGCTTCTTTAGACGCGGGGCATAGTGCCTCGTTGCTTTTGTCTAGGTCGCCAAGGTCCGCAATGACTCGAAACGTGCGCCGTCCGGCTTTCCAATGGTCTATTGCCTCTTTCATATTGTCCGCGGATTGCATCGCGATATCGGGACGCCATCCGGATTGATGAGAATAGGCCGTCCAAGTATCCGCTTCACTTAAAAGATCGTCCCAAACGTGGGACGGCACCGCGCCAGGATCCCCATAGGTTCCGACGCGCACGAAACGACCGCGACCCATGGTCGCCGCGTCGCCTTCTTGATACACGCCTCGTTGGAATGCTTTCCAAACGATCAAGACGCCTTGCCCTAGGTTAACATAACAGCGCCGCCCCTTGGCTTGCTTGCGCTGCGGATCCGTTGTGACCTCGCCGCGCATGGTACAGTCGCCGCAAATCGAGAAGTCTTCGCCCGTTTTGCTGGCCTCGAGCGGGTTAATATCGGAGCGCAAAATATAAGTTTGCACGACGTGCCCCGTCTTTTTGTTTCTGTTTGAATAGGTCGCGATAACAACGATCGGCTTGCCATCCAATAGGCTTGGCCCGTTGTAGATGATTGCACTTTTCATTTTAGATTCCTTCTGGTTAATGTGTTTTGATTGTAGCATTTAAACAACAAGCCCACAAGATAAAAAACTCTGCGACCTTGCGGCCTTGTTAACTCTGCGGCCTTGAGACTCTGCGGCCTTGTTGCTTTTTGTTTCTGTTGCCTGTTGCCAGGCACGCGCACCAGGTGCGCAAAAGGTAAGGGCCCCGAAGGGCCCTTGGTTTTAGTCGTCCATCGCGTAGCTAATTGAGCTTTGCAGATTTCGCAGCGACTCTTGGTGGAGTCGTTCCCACTTGCGCCGGATCGCGCTGTCCTCTGGAAGTTTCGAGATGGTGTCCTCGATGTCGCTGATCTCGACCACTGTCTCAATCATCATGCGACGGTGTGTGTTGTATCCTAGTTTCATATTAAGCTCCTATTAAAATAGGCGACATTGCCTATGAGATTAGATTATCAAGTAAACAACAGGCCGTCAACAACTAAATCACAAGTAGATCCTGCGACCTTGCGACCCCACAAAAAACCCTGCGGCCTCGCGGCTGCAGGGTTCAAGGAGCTTGGCGCAATATACCCTGCGCCTGGGTGTTCTTATTTAATCGTCGTCGGGTTCGCCTGGAATTATATGTTTCAACACGGGTTCATAGACATGAACGTCCCACCCGTTTTCAGTTAGGGCCTTGATGTGACCGTCAACTTCATTCCATCTCAACCCACAAACTATGTGGGTTGAGTCCGTGTCGTCGGACGTTCCGACTAAGGTCCAGTCTGCGTCTAGGATTGGATCTCTTGTCATGGTGTCACCAGCAGCAGGATGAACAGCATTGCAAACAATGCAATGCCGCCCAGGATATCATCGAGTACCGTGGTCTGACGACCACGGCACCATTTGATCAGTGTTTCGATAGCATGAAACATTAGCTGGCATACTCTTCCATCCAGCCAGTGTCGGCTAGTACCAAGTGACCGTGGTTCAAGATATCTCGAGCGTAGGTATCACCAAGCTCAAACTGACCATCATGCATCATGGGTGACGTGGCAGCGACAAACCATCGAGCGTATGGATCTTTACGTTCAGCGTCCGAATGCTTGTATGTTTTAAGCACGCGCCACTCCCAACCCTGACTGTTCTTGTATATCGCGTATGGTTTCTCTTGTGGTCTTGATTTACCGAATGATGTTCTAGGCATATTGTTTACTCCTTGTTAATGTGGTTTGAGTGTACCCCACCTGTTGACGGGGTACAAGTGTTTTATGCAAGTTTGTCGAACTCTTCGATCAGCTGGTCGTACATCTTAGCCGCTTCGTCGCGACGATCTGCCATCAGCATCATCATCATGAACTCGAGTTTAAACTTTAGTTTGTTTCCTAGTGTTGTTTCTTTTTCTTTAGTTTCCATTGTATTGCTCCTTGTTAAATGGTGGGGGGCATTGCCCCCCTTGTTGATTAGTCGTTCCAAGTGAATGTTTCAGGTGCTTTGCCTGATCGCTTGATCTGATTGAATGCGTCAAGGCCATGGGCTTTGATGTACATATCGCGGGTGGGTGCAAGCTCCCGTGGTTTACCTACCACCATACGCGCCAAGCCCAGTGTGATAGCTGCGTCGCGTAGCTCAGTCTGACGATCTGATAACTCCTTGCGCAACTCTTCCAAGATTGCGATCTGCTCTCTGACATCGTCAGCTGTAGAGTTTGTGAGTGCATTCTTGAACGTGGTGCTTGCTCTTCTTAATGTTGTTACGTTTGACATTTTGTTTTGCTCCTAATTAAAATGGTCTGCGTTATTGCTTTCCATAACAGAGTTATGGGGTCTGCGTTATGGA